GACTGTTGCTTGGCGAGATATTTCTTTTTATTTTGTTAATACTAATTACCATAAAAAAACTTTACAATAAGTAAAAATTATGATATAAATAATAGAAAAGGAGAAAAACATGCAACAGATTTCAGCAGAACAGTTACTTATGACAATAGGGAAGCTACACGTTACTATTGAAGCAATGGAAGCAAAGATAGCCGAACTAGAGGCAGAAAAAGCCAAAACTAAGCCAGCCAAAGAGACGAAGTAGTAACACACTCCATAATGCTCCACTCGAAAATTTTATTCGGGTGGGGTTTTTTCTTGACATTAGAACGAATTTGTGATACAAGGGAGATTGAAATGGACTACCGAATAGAAGATTTATATAAAGCAGCATATCTTAGACTAAGGGGCGTAGAGCCGGAACTTAGGGTTATTGGTTCTCAGGTAATCTTTATTTTCGATTCTGAACTCATAGATAGCCTGATGGATGAATATTGGGAAGGTGCCGAGGTTAACGTTATTAAATATATCGAAAAAATTAAAGAAACTAGAACCATGATGTACAAAAAGAAAGATGAAAAAAAGCTTGACATTTAAGAAAAAGTATGGTAGCATACAAATAAAGAAAAGAAAGACATAAACTAAAAGGAGATAGACGCTATGATTAAGAGGTTAGTATTGACGATGATGTTGGTGATGATGCTTGTTGTTCCAGTAAGCGGAGAAATGTTTGTTTACGATAGCGGGCAGGATGTTACCGTGAGTTGGGTTCCCGTAGCTGGGGCTTTTTATTATGATCTTACTGTTGAGAATAAATCGGGTGGGGCTGATCTAATGGTTTCTCCCACATTTGAGGCTCAAGCTGTCTTGGAGGGGCTAGTCAAACATGACATATATTCTATTGAGGGGAATGCGTATAATAGTGATGGGGAAAATATAGAGTCGATGGGGCAAGAGTTTATATGTTTTGCCGTTGAAGAAACCTCTTCTACTTGCATATGTAACTGTCCAGAAATTCCAAAGCATATATTCTATGGAACAATTGGGCCAAACTGGTACACAGGAGTCGCTATTTGTAACTCTACCCCCGAAAACCAGATTGTATTATTGAACATAAATGATGTCACTAAAGCTATTAACATTAAGGCCTCTTCCTGTGAAACAGCCCTCCTACGTCAAATATTAGAAATAGATGTGATTCCAAAACAAAACGAGTCTTATGCAATGAGTATTGATGCTGTTGAAGGTGTAGGTATGACCCTACACACAACTGATGGAGAATCATTTGGTATGCAGTAACTGTTTCTGGCGTGAGGGTATAAGCACAGGCTCTCACGCCCTACACCCTCCATCTGTGTTCCTTAAACTTCCAGTAATAAAACAAAATAAAAAGCTTGACATCTGAATAAAAGTATGGTAGGATAAGTAAAAAGAAAAGGGAGGATTGCAATGGAAAAACAGATAGTAGAATACAGCGTAACAGACGCAGCTATCAGGGAAATGGAAACCCAATATATGGGATTGACCGTTTTGGGTTTAGATGACAAGGAAGGCTTTGAGCTTGTCCATGATGCTAGAATGGTGGTTAGGGGTACAAGAATTGAAGTTGAAAAGAAGCGTAAGGAACTTAAGGTCGATGCTCTTGAATGGGGGCGAACAGTTGATTCGGAAGCCAAGCGAATATTCAAGCTGATTGAACCAATTGAATCACATTTACAGTTTGAAGAAGAAAAAATTACCAAGGAAAAAGAACGAATCCAAGCAGAAGAGCTTCGCCTTGAGCAATTAAAAACCCAAAGTAGGGTTGATTCATTAATGGCTTATAACGTTGTTCTACCATACATGGACGTAGCTACCATGGATGACGATACATTTGAGAATTTGCGTCAGAGGTCGGAAGAGGCGTGGTCTGCTGAAAAGGCTCGTCTTGCTGATGAAGAAGCGAGACTTGCCGAGGAACGAATAGAACTTGCCCGTAAAGCCGATGAACAGGCTGAGAGGGATGAAGCCTTGCAAAAAAAGGAAGATGCCCTTAGAGTTGAACGTGAGACGCTTGAGAGGGAAAAGCGGGATGCTGAAGAAAAGAAAGACCGAGAAGCTTTTGAATTAAAGGCAAAGGAAGATGCTAAGATATTAGCCGAAAAGGAAACCAAAGATAAGGCTGATAGAGAAGCACGAGAGTTAAAGGAAAAAGAAGAAGCTGATAAGGCAGAGACCATACGGCAGGAAAAACTCTGTCCAGATAAAGAAAAATTGATTGCGTGGGCAGAAGCGATTGCTTCTCTATGTGCTCCAGAAGTTCAAGACGAAAAAGCCAAAGCTGTCGTTTTTGAGGGAGAAAAAAACCTTATGAGGATTGCAACGGAAATAAGAAGAAACGGGGAGGAAATGTGATGACTGATAAAACCACAGAAGTAGAAGTATTGGAGATAAAAACCCCAGCCATATTAATTGAAGATGCTGTTTCAAAAGGGGCAGACCTTGACAACGTAGCTAAACTACTTGAACTACGGATGAAGTGGGAGGAAAATGAAAGTCGCAAGGCATACACTTTAGCGGTCTCCGAGTTTAAGTCAAATCCACCTGAAATTTATAAAGATAAAACAAACAAGCAGTTTGATTCAAAGTACACGTCCATAGACGCATTAGTAAATCCAGCGATTCCATTTCTGAGCAAAAGTGGACTGTCTCATAGTTGGAGTTTCGGTTCTACTTCAAATGGATGGCCTACCGTTACCTGTACCCTTGCTCATAAACTTGGTTATTCGGAATCAGTTACGATGTCGGCTCCTCCCGATGTTTCTGGTGGTGGAAGTAAAAACCCCATCCAGCAAATCAAATCAACTCAAACCTATCTTAAGATTGCAACGTTTGAGGCTGTCACTGGACTTGTCAGCCGTGAAGCAAACCTCGATGATGATGGAAACGCTTCTGGAATCAAATATGTTGATGGAAAACAGATTGCTGCAATCAAAAAGCTGATAAAAGAAAAGTCAGCGGACGAGAAAAAGTTTCTTGTTTTTATGAAAGCGAAAACCATTAAGGATATATCAACATCAGATTACGAGAAAGCGATTGAAGCGTTAGAAGCCAAACAGAAAGTTGAACGAACCCCAGGTCAGGAAGGCTAAATATTTACATACAGCATATGAGGGATGAACGAATGGCTATAGTAGTTGACGACATAACCCAACGCAGTCCAGAATGGTTTGATGCTATCTTGGGCAATCTTGGGGCGAGTGGTATTTCAAAAATAATTACCGATAAGGGTGAACCGTCAAAGCAAGCTGACGATTATAGAAGACAACTCGTTGGGGAAATAATAACTGGGCAGCGAGATGAAACCTTCAAATCAATCCATATGGAACAAGGAATCGAAAGGGAAGATTCCACTAGGGCTTTTTTTGAAATGTTGTATGATGTAGAGGTAAGACAAGTTGGTTTGGTTTATAAGGACGAACAGAAAAAATTCCATTGTAGTCCAGATGGATTGGTGGGTGACAATGCTGGATTCGAGCAAAAGAACCCAATGATGAAAACACAAGTCAAGTATCTTGAAAGTGGAAAATTGCCACAAGAATACTTTTCTCAAATACAAATGTCTTTATATACATGTGAAAGGGAGTATTGGTGGTTTATGTCTCGCTATCCCTTGTTCACGCCGGGGTACAAGCCACTACCAACATTAATACTAAAAATAGGACGGGATGACGAATTTATAGCGAAACTAGAAGTCGTTCTTGAAGCTTTCTGCTATTCACTCTCAGCAGCAGTAAAGAAGTTGAAGGAGAAATGACATGACACCAGATTTAATTATAGACGAAATGCGCAAAAACAGTTCAGTGCTTCAGGAAAAGGCTGAGCGAATAGTTCCACTTGCCACCAAAATGGCTAACGCTCAGTATAATTACAGAGTAAGTCTTGCGAAAGAGATAGTTAAGTTACGCATTGATGGCGAAAAAGTTACCCTTGCTGAAATAATAGCGAAGGGAAACCCAGAAGTCGCAAAACTAAAAGTTGCTCACGTAATAGCAGAGGCCGAACATAGGGCTTGCCTAAAGGCTATCGCTGTTAATATGGTAGTATCTGACACAAATCGTTCGCTGCTGAAAGCATCCAAAGACGAAGATATATCAGCAAAGAAGAACTATTATGATTAACCACGATAAAGCAGAGTTATTGATAAAGAGGGGTCTTCCCGATAAGGAGATAGCTAATGAACTCGGATGCCATTTTCAATCCATAAAACAAAAACGCTTAAAAATGGGCATATCGAACTCACGAAGATT